CGCGTCGTTGGTTAATAAATTTAAATCTCTTAATTCGTACATTTTGTTAATTGTTTTATTGTACATTTCAAAAATGTATTCGGATTCGTATTTAATATCGGGCCGTCTAAATTTAGTTTGGTTAGGTTTTGCGAGTTGAATTCGATTCAACAACATTTTTCCGTCGATATTTTCATCGGCCACTAAATCTGATAAGTTTTTATGATTTATCATCGGCCGTATCATGCCATCGTTATGCCCACCATGATTGGTACGCAATCCCGTAGTACTGTCGAAATTAGTATGACAATACGGGCACGTAATAAATACACATCCTTCTCCTTTAGTTGCCGGAACGTTACATTGTGGACAGCGTGCAATCGAATTTAACGCTTGAACGCTTTCCACGTTTTCAGTTTTACATACGTGTTCGGAGTTGGATTTAACGGAATCGCATTTTTTACACACGAATAAATGACACGTTGAACACGATAAGGTATCTTCGTCAAAGTCGATTAATCTACCTTTACATACAAATGATACACACTTTCTTCGAGCGTTTTCGGTAATTAAATTGGTTTTTTCTTGACGAATAAGCGTTTTTTTCTTTATAGCAGTCGTTAGTTTTTTCTCTAATCCGGATATTACAATTAAATTAGCGATAGCCGAAGGTAAATTTTCGTATAATTCCGCTCTAACTTTAGATTTAACCGCTTCGAGCATCTCCTTCGATCTCGCGATTTTTACAGTCTCAGTATCGCGAGAATATTTTCTAACGCATAACGCGTTATATTGTGTTATACCGGATTTAGACAGTACGGTACGTAATTGAGACGATAAGTATTCGCATCCACACTCGCACATGGGCATGGAATTAATGGAATCATAACATACGGACACCATCGTATTTAAACATTCGCCACACGACACCAAGTCGCAGCCGTAATTTTTACACGATACGTATTTGTCGGTCGGAACGCATAAACACATAATACATTCTACTTCCATGTTTCTGTTTGATGTTTATAAAATCGAATAATAATCAATTTCGCGAGTACGAATAATTGATTATACGTGCAAATAAATATAACTAACATTTCAAGTAACTTTCTCTAAAATGGAAAATAAAAATTTCCATTCTGTTGATTATGTTATATTTGCCGCAGTTTTAATAGCGTCGATGATTATTGGATCGTACCACGCGTGTACCGGAGGAAAGCAGAAGACAACACGTGAATTTTTAATGGCTAATAACCAGATGAAAACGCTTCCGGTAGCCTTATCTATTCTCGCGTCTTTTGTCAGCGGAATTTTGGTACTCGGAACACCGGCGGAAATATACACGCGTGGATCGCAATTGTTTATGCGGACCATCGGATATTGCATGGCATGCGTAATTTCCGGTGTTTTATTAGTACCTTTATTCTTTTCATTAAAATTAACCAGCTCATTCGAGTATTTAGAATTGAGGTTTAATTCAAAACTGCTTAAACTAATTGGAACGATATCTATGCTTATTGGTAACCTGTTTTATATGGGTCTTGTTATTTACGCTCCTGCAACCGCACTGGAAGCTACAACTGGTTTTAACATTTGGATTTCTATCGTATGTTTTAGCGTAATCGCCACAACATACACCGCTATAGGAGGGTTAAAAGCTGTTGTATGGACCGATACATTTCAGTTCGTGGTAATGATTACTGGGATATGTATTATCGTTGTCGGGGGTATAATACATATTGGTGGTTTCCAACGGATGTGGGAAATTAGTGAGAAAGGAGGTCGATTAACATTTTTTGATTTTACGCCTGATCCTTCACAAAGACTTTCATTCTGGTCGGCGGTCATAGGCGGAATGTTTTCTACATTGGCTATATTTGGCGTCGGACAGACGAGCGTTCAACGATTTTGCGCGTTACCAACTTTAAGTCAAGCGAAGCGAGCAGTATTTTTGAATATTCCGTTTCTTATCGTTATAAATATTATGGCATCTTTAATCGGTTTAATCGTTTACGCTCACTACGCCGACATTAAATGCGATCCTCTTAAAAATAAGGCAATAAACAATGCTAATCAGCTTGTTCCGTATTACGTTATAAACGTACTTAATTTTCCAGGGTTTCCCGGGGCATTTCTTGCCGTATTATTTAGCGGAGCCCTCAGTTCTCTGTCGAGCAGTCTAAATTCCGCCGCCGCTGTCACTTGGCAAGACATTATTAGGTATTTTTTCGTGAAAATTAGCGAAAACAGGAAAGCGCTTATCACGAAATTCATCGTTATGACATACGGTTTTTTAGCCGTATTGATGACATTCTTTGCCAGACTGCTAGGTGAACACGTGTTATGGGCTTCGTTAAGTTTCTCCGGTGCAACGATGGGTCCTATTTTAGGGGTTTTCTTTTTGGGAACATTCGTTAGATTTGGAAACGCCAAAGGCGCCGTTTCTGGTTTTTTAATCGCAACAGCCTTCATTCTTTGCGTATCCGTCGGAGCCTTCATATTTAAACCACATAGTCAAACACTTCCTACTTCAATCGAAAGATGTAAAAACTTTTCTGAAAATTATTCGGCTAACTACTCGGCTAACTACTCGGCTAACTACTCGGCTAACTACTCGTCCAATTATTCGTCTAACACGACATACGAACAATACAATCGCGGTATATATAAATTGTTTGAAATATCGTTTCTCTGGTATTGTACTATTGGCTGTTTAATATCGTTTGGTGTGGGAATCATCGTCAGTTTTTTCACCAAGTCCAACGAAAAGCGTGTGAACCCTCGATTTCTCATTCCAATTTTCTATCATTTATGCTTTTTTCTGCCAGAAAAAAAGAGAGCAAAATTGTTATATTCATCCGAAACAACTACAAAACCCGCGAACGAAATATTTATCGTGAAATTGCATTCGACCAACTTATTTTTATAGGTGTGAATACGTTAGAAACTTTAATATCGATTTTCTAATCTAAATTTAGATTAGAATTGTTTACCGCATTAATAAATTTAAATATCGACATTTTATAATATGGGAAATCCCGCAGTTCCTTGATTAAATCGTAAAATGTTTGTACTCAAAGCGATTGTAAAAAATTCAAACGTTTGCGGATTTTCATCGCTCGTAACTGCAGCTATGAGATCGTCGCTAAAAATTGGCCGAATTTGAACATTTACAAGCATGGTAAAGTTAGTACTTCCGCTCGGAGTTATATCGATAGAATTGCGCGCGTAAGAATACGCGTGATAACCTATTTCGTCTGGAACGATAAATCCTGAATACCAGGGATTTATCGTAGTAAAATAATCTGATTCCATGTTATCTAAACGGGTTATAATACTATTATCATCGTCACAAATATATACTAACGATGCCGATTTTAGCGGAGATTTGGGCCCGAAGGCAGAATTAACCGCATAGTTACTTTTTACATTGGAATGAGTAATATTTTGTACACCGAATAACAGCGCTTTAACGGAATGACAAAATCTTAAAGGTTGCGCGAACGAATTTACGTTTTCTTTAGTGATACGTTCACGACTTATAAACATTTGTTCGATTAACATATCGCGAGGAACAGTTATTAGCTTTTGTTGCGCTTCTTTTCCGATCGATGCGTAATTACCCCAACATTCGATAGTCGTGTTCCATTCGGAACAAACGTCTTCATCTTCCGGAACGCTGTAATTTATTCCATCGGTAAATTCCAACAGATTCTTCAAATTTCTCAATTTTAACGAGATAGTAGGTCGAACGTAACCGCAAGAAGTTAGCGGAAACGCTACAGTTGTGTCTCGAGTAAAAAAGAATGGAACTGGTAAAGTTAACCATTTTTCTTCGATCGGTTCGCCCGGTCCATGAGGTTTTGTAAGTTGCTCGATATTACCAATCATTTCTTTATAGTTTTTTCGTTTATCCACGGGTGTTGTAAAAGCGGTCCAAAAATCTAGTCGAGTAGAATCTAAAAAATTACACGTTAAGTCATTAAGAGAAAAATTACATTCCTCTACGAGATTATGAAGTAAATTTTTTGTCCATCGAATTGTTCCAAGAGATCCATATTTATTATCGGTAGTTAAAGAAACCGCTGGTATTTTAACCCTAAGCCATACGTGTAATAAATAGTTTCCGTATTTCATCGACGGATAAAAACGTTTTGTATTCGGTGTAACAGGAGACGAATAAACATCGTTCTCGTCAAAATCTGGAATTTTAAACGGTTGTTGAGAAACCCACATACTCTTCTTTACATCGGTATTAAACGCATCGAGATTGCGTTCGTATTGATACTTGTCCATTTCGTCGTATGTTTGTAAGTCGGTATCTTTACCCCAAATATTAACGGGTGTCGATGACATTTTAAATTATGGAATGATAACGTGTTATATTAATGATTCACGCAACATCATTCCATTTTATTTTACCAAAAATATGGAATCTAATTAAAATGACTACACCGTTTGAAGCTATATTAACTTTAGCTATCGATATTCAACCAATTAAAAATAAATATCCCATGGTGGTAACTTATTTAAAACATCTGCAAAATTGTTCTAATCTTCAATCTAAAAATAAAGAAGTTCGAGCGTTTAAATCGTGGCTTCTCGAGAATACGTCGCTTCCGGTAATTACGTCTCCGTATTATAAATCATCGAAACCTAATATATGTTTTTTAAATGTTTATTCTATCGGTAATGACGCTACTATTAAAAATTTTGAAACGAATTTGATGAATATAGAACGACTTATATTTCCGGATGGAAGACCGGTCCAAGAAGAATCCGCGACAGAAGCTAACCAAATGACTCCGGGTGCTGCCGCCGCAATGGCTGCGATCGAAAGTAATCCCGCTTTATCGGGTCTAATCACGAGTATTAAAGACGTAATTGCGAACGTCGACATGTCAAACGATCCGAGCGATATCATGGAAAATCCAAAGTTCAAAATATTACTTCAAAATATTCAAAAAGGATTCGCTAATGGAAATTATAAACTAGAGGACATCACGGCCACTATACATTCGATATTAGGGTCTGTAAAAGATGAGTTAGACGATAATATGGCATCTGCAATGTCGGAAGCCGTCGGTATGATGACCGCGGCACAACGAGGCCAAACACCCGATATAAATAGAATAATGGATCTTCTTAAAGTCGTATCCGGAAACTGTAAGTAATACGGTCATGCGTTCTATATCGCGTTCGATATAGAAAATATTATATTAAAATGATTCGTTTAAGCGAGTTTCAACGACGAATAGTATCAGAATGTATGGAAAAACGAAGCGGATGTTTAGCTGTCCCTATGGGAACGGGTAAAACGTTAATATCTCTCGAAGTAGCTCAACACCTACCCGGAACCGGGCCTATATTAATAGTAATGTCCAAATCATTAGTTCATAGTTGGGTAACGCAGATTAAGAAATTTTATAAATCGTCGCTTTCGTACCAAATCTTTCATAAAGAATATATGGCTGCAAATTATTATAATATATATAAACCATCGTCTAATAGTGTGGTGCTTACGACTCCGGACGTTACAAGCACGTGTTTTAAAAATTTAGGTTTAGACGATTACGTCGATATGTATAACGAGTTAGACGGACCGATGTCTTCTAAATCTAAAGAACCCGGTAATTTCTTATATTCCACTAAATGGAAGTGTATTATAATAGACGAAATTCAAAAATATACCATGCAAAAATCTCTAAGATGTATATCGTTATATAATATTTATGCAAAATACAGATGGCTATTGTCCGGTACTCCTATCAATGAACCACGCGAAAATAGATTATTAGGTTATTATCGGCTACTCGGTGACTATACGTTTCCGAGCACGCCTGTTGCAATACGAAGATATGTCAAATCATCACTATTTCCTGGTCTCAATGCAACAATGGTTATTAGATCGAATTCTGGTATTAAATTACCAGAATCCAAATGCGTCGTAATCGCACACAATCTTACGCCCGTCGAACAAAAGGCTTACGACGTTATAAGAAAAACAATAGATCTCATCATCGAACAATATGGTTATAACGACGATCCTTATCAAGGAATCGTATTAACACTTATTATATATTTACGACAGTTTATAGTTACTCCGTATAAGGCGCTCGCATCTACGTTTCAATTGGCGCGTAAATCGGAAGATATACTCGATCCGTTGAAAGATGAGTATAAATCGTTAATGCGCGAAACGTCTGATTTTCCAACGGAGCCATCTTCTAGGATAAACGCCGTAAACGGGGTACTCGATAATCATTTTACCGATAAAGTAGTAATATTTTCATGCTTTAAAAGTAGCATTACGACGTTAAAAAAATTTATACGCATTGGTAGACCCATATTCCAACTCGAATCTAAACAATCTATATCCGATCGAGCAAAAACGTTAGAAAAATTCAGCGTCTCCACCAATGGAATATTATTGTTAACTTATAGTTTAGGCGCAGAAGGCTTAAATTTACAATGCGCACATACGACGTTGCTGATAGATTTTTGGTGGAACGACGGAGTAACTCAACAAGCTATCGCCAGAGTGCTCCGGCGCGGTCAAACGTCCGCCGTCAATATATATTTTTTTACATCGAATACCGGATTAGAAAATGGTTTATTTCGTAAACACGAATCCAAATTACGAATACTAAACGAATTAGGCACGGGACACGTTACAAAGTACAGTATAGCGCGTATGCGTGTCGGCGAAATATTAAAATTAATTAGAACCAAAGATAATCGTGATATGATTATCAACTCGTGTCCGGGAAAATAAATATACTATAAAATGACTACCGAACAATTTCGCCCATATTCTCAGTCAGAGCTCGAGGATTTGGAGAAAGATATTTACGCTCGTCACAGATTAGGCAATGTAATAGCAGTTCACGTACCGTGTTTACACGAATATAAAGTAAAAAAAGGTGGTAGAAAAGAGCAGCAAATACTAGCCGCCGCTATCGATTCTAGGGTACTAGACGATCAAACGTGTTCCGTGTGTTTTAAATTACGAACAAACGTTGACGAAGAATCGCATCCTACATTACCATCTACCGATGAACTTTTAACTCGTGATAAACTATTGAGATTAGATTCGTTTTACAGATGGTTATATAAACACGACTTTTAAATAAATATCGACGACTTTATGTCTACTTTACATTTAAAGTAGACATAAACGAGATTAATCATCTTGCGCGCTACTATCTATAGACGAGACAACGCTTGGTGCGGATTTAATCGACAAATTCCCGCCGGCGAGTTCGATTGTCGTTTTAACAACCTCTATGGCGCGATTTATTCTTTCGATACCGTCCAATCTGTCATACGTCTGAATAGAAAATGCGTACACGGGAGAATATATCAAATTAATATGAAAAGGATGATCGGATGTTGACAGTTTTAAACCCTCGCGTAACGCCTGTTGTATTGCTTCGATTCCAGAAATAAAACACGTAATTTCTATTTCGGCTCTAATATTTAACAGGTGTGCGGTTAGTCTATTTCTTATCGTATCTAATAATACACATCGCGCGGAGTCGTCGATTTCGCATTCGTTTAGTATATTCGAGTCGTCAACTGCGCGATTAAATGCCTCGAAAGAACCGCAATTCGCGTCGAAATTCCACGCGGTTCTTTTATACAATTCTTCTAACTGAGGCTTATCGTAATTTAACGTTTTCGCGACGTGTACCAATATACTATTTACGCGTTTCGCTTTGTGATATTGTTTTTCGTGTGCTTTACGATCGCTGTCGGATACTTTTTTCTTAGACAAATCGATATAATTTTTATATTCGTCTATTTTCGTTACAACAACGCATTCGGTCGTACCGATTCGAATAAACTTATTGATAGACCTAATTAGCTTATTCGAAAGTTCGTTTAATCCGATAGTTCCTTCTATTTCATCGTATTCTAATAATAAAACCGTCACGCCCATATCTGATATAGATTGTATTTTTACCATAACCAATTCGCCCTCTTTCGGTACCATTTGTTCGTAATAACGACAAGATAAAGCCATAATAATTTTAACTATTATACGGCTTTTACACCGAGTAATTCAAATTTTTGATTTTTAAATTTCTTTAAAAATAATGGCTAAATGTGTAAAAAAAAGATCAAACACTGAGTTTACGATACCAGTACCCGGTAAAGCCGTTGGATTAAGAGGTGGTAAACTATATCATAATCCCGAACTGATAGATGACATTGTGCATGCGGAATACAATAGGCACGGTCTTAATAGATGTTCACCTAAACCTAATGTATCACCGATTAACTACGATCCAAAACAAAGTAAGTTAATTACAAAAAAAAACTGTGACGAGTGGAGACTAAACAAACAAGTTAACCCTCTTACCGGTAGAAAAATTACATCTGCAAATCCGATATATATGAAATTGATGCGAGACTGCAGCAAAGCGTTTCCGGAAACGCGTCAGATGATGGAGATACCACCTCCCGATTATAACACAATACCGATGAAAAAATTTGTGGCTTCCGAATCGCGTCAGATGATGGAAACACTACCCGCGGCTCCACTGATATTACCTCCCAATTTTAACGAAATACCGATGAAAAAATTTGTGATCGGTGGTTCGGCGAAAATGAATTCCGAAGCGCGTCAGATAGCTAAAATGGTTCCCGAAGCGCGTAAAATCGTAGAAATGGTTCCCGCGGCAGAAACGATACTAAAACTGTCGCCTAACGCACAGCGTGTAATAGAAATGGTTCCCGAGTCGCGTAAGAGAAAAACTAAACGTGAGAAGAAGGTAATGCAATTAGAGCCAACCGCACGAAAAATAGTAGCATTAGCTCCAGCCGCGGAACAAATAGTAGAGTTGGCTCCTGTCGCGGAACAAATAGTAGAAATGGCTCCGGCAATGACGATACGACCCCCATCGTATAAAAGTATACTTAAAAAAACTCCGAGTAGGGTTGTGTTCAATATTCCATCGACAACGAGTGATAGTTCGTCCGATATTTATTATCCCGCGTTGTCGCAACTCGGTAGTTTAGAACATAGTATGATACCACCCATACAGAACATGCCGCCAAATCCTCAAGCTTCATCAGATGTTATAATTGATATTTTACCCTCTGAACCTTCAATATTAACTATATACGATTTGGCCGCACAAGGTCGTACCGACGACATAGATAAAATTGTAACTAGTAATAATATAACACTTACTATACCGCAATTGAACAATATATTAGCAATCGCTACAGCAACCGGTCAGTTAGATGTTATGCAGTCCGCTATACTCGCTGGAGCTAAAAACCTTACCACACCGCTGCATATAGCTGTCTCAAAAAGCAACCCTGACGCCGCAATATTGTTACATAACAACGGTGCCAAATATCAAAATTATTTGGTATGCGAGGCTGCTAGGCGCGGATCTGTAAAGCTTTTAAGGTTACTTAAGCATTGGGGGGAAGATGCTTTTAACCCCGACAGGGTATTAGATTGTGCATCAGAAACTGGTCAATTAGAAGTTATGAAATTGGCACGTGACGAATGGGGAGCTACCGATTACGACGAAGCATTGGTTAGCGCCAACGTGTATAATAACCAACCCGCGATAACACTACTTAGAAAATGGATAAGAGAAGATAAAAAATACCGCGTTTAGTCGTATTAAACTTGAACTTTGAATAGGTTGTATTATTTAAAAAAAAATAAAGTATTATGCAGTATCATACGATAACCGATATAGTTAAAATTCCATCGAGTATGTTAACCAAAGATTTATATTCCAACATTTTACTTATTTTACGCGAAAAAATAGGGTCGTGTAGTAGTAAATACGGATGTATAACGAATATCGCGTCGTTGGACGATATCGTTGATGCGAAAGTTTGCGTTGCGGATTGTACAAATCATTTTAAGTTAACCTATACATTCGGAACATTTAAACCCGAAATAGGAGTTAAATACTTCGCGACAGTGTACAAATCTTATCCCGAAGGGGTGTTGGTGTTTGTCGAAAATTTTGCGTCCATAAGAGCATTGATCGAATCGTTTAAATGCAAGGAGGGTGATAAAGTTAAAATTATATTAACCGATTTACGATTAATTAATGGCACGTATATCGGAACCGGGACAGTTAACACGCAAAAATGATTACATTGGTCATTAAACTATTCAAAAATGTATTACAGAGTATTTACTTACGATATAAAATGGCAGCGATGGGAAAGTACAGATGCAACTGCGAAGTGCCGTGTATGGATATTAAGACATATAAGGCAAATCACGTGGAGACGCTTTCTAACTGGGTAGACATAATGGATCTGGAAGAATTGATAGAGACCTATCCAAGTGCGTTTTTACAGATGATGAAGGATGAACCGTGCGTGCGAAAGCGACACGCAACCAGGCAGCAGAAAATACAGAGCGGGTGGGTGCCACAGCCACCACCGCCGCCGAACACAAATAAACCATTTTGTAATAAATGTGTTGTTGTGAACGGACAAGTGATCGATGCTTCCGGATGTCATAATATACGCAACTGCACGTTCAATCACGGTCGTTTTGACAGAAGAGCGCATTACAGAAACATGTATGTGTAGTTCTAACGAGGACTCCACACCACATTTGGTGTGGAAATAAATGTTTATCTTTTAGATTTCTTCGTTGTAACTAGTTTTATTTTTGATTGTTGTATCGTTGATTCGACTTTACCGGCCAATATCGCGTCCGCCATTTCTTCTTTCGCCAAGCCTTGTTGTTCGCACAAGTCCTCTAAATAATTTCTATACGATTTTTTATTTCTAGTTATTTTTTTATCGAATTGATGTATTTCAATAACGGTGTCTTCGTCTATTCTTATTCCCTTTTCGCCGGTTTGAATAAAATAATCAATAATTTCCCTTTGAATTTGTTTCCTTTCAAGTGTCAATTCTGCGAGTATTTTCTTTTGCAGTTTTGTACGTTCGTGGTTTGATAAAAACGCCGTCGATAACATTTCACTCATTTTCTTCTAAATGAGATACTTTTAATACGTCGTCCGGTAATGTCAATCCGTATGTTTTATCGGCTTCTTCCGGACCCATAATCGATATTAAAATGCGTTTTTCTTCGTCGGTTAAGTCTTCTGGAGATAATCCGTCTCGAATCATGGTTTGAAGCTGAGCGGCTATCTCGTACAACGTTACATTTGGGTCTTTTCGATTCGTAGTATTAGACACCGCATCGAAAAATCCACCAGTTTTAAATAATTCTTCGCCTATGACCGAGAATTTATATCTATCTTCGGGAGTTAAACAGTCAATGGTTTTTTGAATCTCTGGATCCGACCAAAGCGAACGCGTGTTGGATCCAGAAGCTGATAAAACTTTAGATGGTTCGGGTTCAATCGTATTACTCGATCCTTTTCCGGCAGAATATTTTGCAGATAATTTTTGGCGAGCTGTGTAATTTCTATCTAATTTTAACGATCCGGATTCTACCATTTTCATCGCTTTCTTTCA